AGTACGTGTAAAGGAATGAACCGTAGGGATCACATATTTCAGGTGAATTCACCAACGTGTGAATATCGTACCTCACACCCTTTGCAGGGGATTTCCAAGATGCAGGTTTGTAACAGAAACCGTTCACTTTGTCCACAAACATATACACGGAACGACCGTTTGAGTGTGCATAATGTTGGCGGATCTTAAGGTATTTGCGACCCTCAACCACGTCCAGTTGATGATAGTCGTGGTGACCAGATTCGATCGCATCAACTTTCCATAGGTTATTAAGTTGTTTGATCAGTGTCAGAGTGTAGGACAGTGGGGTGAGAGTCATAGTCGTTTGTCTCAACAGAACTAATATACGTCATTTTCGACCCCCTGGCGGGTTTGGTGGACAGCCTACTAACTGTCACACCTGGTTCATATCAATGACTATTGGCCCGATCGTAACAACATCGTTGACAAATCGACACTCAAATGGTACCATTGAATGAAACACAGTTTTATTATCTTTCCAACCCCAGATCCATTGATCGATGGGGCTGTAGACTTGATCTACACCTAATGCGTGACGGATTGATCCCTCAAACTCCTCTGGATGATTCGTATAATTCCAAGGTATTACAGCTAATCGTTCACTTGATACAATGTATGAACTGTTACGTTGATCAGTATAAGTTCCGTTGTCTGGTCTGACTAGAAACGGAAACTTTCTTCGATCGGTTACATCGGCTGGATCGCAGATCACATAACTACCAGGGTCTACAATAGCCATCTTGAACACGAATAATAACTATTTAACCTATGATGCAACTTTGTTTCCCTACAACTTATTGGCACTTTAGTGTTGGTCACGTTGATCTGAGTGATCTTACAAATCAGTGTGTTGTCAATACTGAATGGAATTGTTTGGTCAAAACTTCCAGAGGAGTCAAGTATGACTGGAGTGCGTTCATTGAAACGATACAACCACACTTTCTTCAGTTACCTTACAAGAAACAAGGTTCACTGAAGTTTAGTGATCCGTGGATGAATGTGTATGAGAAAGGATGTTACCAGGAGCCTCACCAGCATATTAGTGGTGGTCATCAACTGAGTTATTGTTACTTTGCAGAACTTCCAGATGGTAGTGGAAAGTTTGGATTCTGGAATGAACAGTTTCGCAACTACTGTTCTAATTCACTTTACGAAATTATTAACTTCGACGTAGTGGAATGGGGATTCCCCCAAGTACAACAAGGAGATTTATTGATTTTTCCGTCTTTTCTGATTCATCAGGTGACCTATCACGGAATTGATGAACCTAGAGTAACTGTGAGTGGTAATGTGAGGATGATTTAATTACCAACCTCAGAGAATAGTGGGGATGATGACGCTGACGCCGCCTTCGTTGTTTTTGTAGATGATTTTCATGGTGTTACCTCAGCGGAAGATGGCGACGGAGATGATGGGGCGGTCAGTTTGTCCAGGCCCTCTTGCGTCGATTACTCTTACTGATCCAGTTGCAACGCCATCGTTCAATGGAGCAAAAATTGTCCCAGCGGTGTGTGCGTTAACTGACATTGTTCCATTGATACTGTAGTTTGCATCAGACATCGCCGTCGTGAAGCTCACCGTATAGTCGCCCACCCCATGATCAGTAATAGAATTCACATTAAAATTAGCCCGAATCGCAACAGTGCTTTCACCATTAAAATTCACCCACGCCTTAGCCCTACCACTAGCAATCTGCGCTGTGGTGCTGCTGTTGCTACCAGAAGTATCCTTTAGTGTTGTGACTCTAATTTCAGACATCTTTCACTCCTATTTGATTTCAATACTATGGTTTAGTTGGCCAAGTGACACCAGAAATACCTAATAGTGTGGTAAAATCTAATACTGGTGTAGCTGTGGAGGGAAGATCCCTTAAGGCTTGACGATAAGCCAATTGTTCTGATGTAGGTGTTCTATCGGGCAGAACCCACCAATCAGTTTCAGCAATGAGACGATCTCTTTCGATACGCAGAAGTCTCATTGGTTCTGCTGACCTCAGTTCAGCAATCTTGGCTTCTACTTCTAAGATTGTAGGTTTAGGAATATCTGGTGATAACCATTGAAGTTGATTGTAGTCATCAGCGTTCATTGACCACTCGGCACCAGGGGCAAGTGTTACTAATGCTTGTGAAATATCCATTATCCTGATACCTCCATCAAGATTATATTTGAGGCATAGCGGGAAAATTTGGGGTCAGTACTGTCAGTATCAACAGTATTATTTCTGTTTACCACAGTATTAGCTCCGCCTTCCGTTGCTAGTTGTAGTTTATAAGTTGTGGAACTCGTGGTTGCTGGCGAATCCAAAAAAGTTCCACTATTAGTTAGAGGGTGGTCTCCACCACCAGTTGTTGTTGAAGAGGCAGTTGCTCTTAAACGATTACCAGCAGCATCACCAACATTAATTGCTGTCGCACCTCGCATCAATCTGAAAGCAATAGTAAAGTTTTGAGTGTTAGCATTTGTTGTTACTTGCCAACATACAAGTATTTTACTAGAAGTTGAGCGAGGAGTGATGGAAGCACTTAATCCAGTAATGTCACTAAAAGATGCTGAGGTAATACTAACAGTGCTAGTAAGTTGTGTCTGAACAACTTGTATAATACCCCCACCATCTGCCCCTGCTGGTATTCCTCCGACTGGAACTAGACTATTGGTCCTTACCTGGCTCATAACATTTCCTGATTATCTTGATTGAATAGTGGGGATGATGACGATGACATCGTTGTATTCGTTTTGGTATGATTCGTGTCGTGGCGGTTAGCGGAAGAAAGCAGCATGTACAATGGTCCTATCTGCGGGCCCGCAACAATCAGCAAAAAGATAAATCCTAAGTGTGCCACTTGTTGGTTCAAAAGCCCCGCCGGCTACCCCTTGTATGTAATAATAAATAGCAGCAGAATTATCATCAGTGGTATTGATAGTAGCTGCATAACTAGCATCAGGCATCGCATTGGCAAGATTTATTCCGTAATTTCCAGCCCCATGATCCGTAATAGAATTCACATTAAAATTAGCCCGAATCGCAACACCACCAGTACCATTAAAATTCACAAAAGCCCGACACAATCTACCGTTCTCAGTGCCATTAGCATTCTGAAACGAAACAACATCATTAAAACCAGAGCCGTTGTCACGAATATTATCGACCTTTAGGATACTCATTTGACCACCTTACGATTGTTCAGAAATAGTACGGACTCAGACATATCCCGTTGTGAATTTCTTGTATTTATCAAGTTTGCAAGACCCCATAAAGACATAGTATCAGTAGGTTCGCTACGGAGTATTTATACAAAAAAAGACCCCGATGTGGAGTCAAATGTTCTTATCAATGAATTTTTTGGCGGTTTCAACGGAGTTGCATAGTTTGACCTGTTCACCGTTCACGATTAACATATATCGGTTTTTATAAGGAACTATCCCACAGTTCTTGTACACACAACCAGGATGTGTGTTACCTAGTATACTAGGCATTGGCCACTTAGTCATCGACGCACCACAGAGATTGCAGGTTGACCCTCTTGGAAGATGGTGTTGACCACAGCCTGAAGACGTTGTGCAGTCGAGATCCCAACCTTAGAGTACACTGGAACACACACGACACCAAACGATTTGTGATAGTTCCAAATCTCACCAGGTTGGACACTACCAGATGCGATAGCCTGACGGTCACGGGGATCCAAACGAATCACCCGACCGATTGTCTGAGCCATCTCAATGTAATCCATATTACGCATCAGAACACAGGCAGTCAGACCAGAAACGTTGATACCCTCTGCAAGAATAGAGTGGTGAAGGACAATGAACTTCTGATTGGGATCAGAACCCCACTCATTCAGAGTGTCAAAGAACACCTCACGGTTGACTTTCTGACCGTTGACGTGTGCACCGTGTTTGGAAGTAATCCACATCACGTTGTAACCACGTGCACGGACTTCATTGTAAAAGTCACTCTCAGTAAAGAGTTGTGCAATGTGTTTGGTCTTGGCAGCCGTGATCAGGACACGATCCATCTTATCCTCATTGTCCAGTGTATTAAGAAGATTCTCACAGTCACGTTCTGCAATATCACCGTTGACAGCCATAGGGAGTTGATTGACAACAACCTTAGGAGGAATGATTGCACCGTACTGAATCAGTTCGGATGCTTGAACCTGTGCAAGAACCTTACCGTACACAGACTCATCATTCATCCCAGGCTTGAAGACAGTAACAGAGTGTTTGGGTGTTGCGGTAAAGAAATAACAACGGCCACCAACCTGAGAGAAGTGTTCGGTTGCAGGAAAGAAGTTACGACGGACGGAATTGTGGGCCTCGTCGAAGTAAATGGTGTCCACACGAATACCACTGTCAACGATCTTCTGAAGAGAATTGTAAGTGGTGAAGATCAGACGACGGCTCATCGGAACGTGATAATACCACTGACTAATCTTGTTGGGGTTGGTGGTAGAGTGGTGATGAGTCTCACCACTGTGAACGTGCATCACACGGGTGTTGGTAATAAACTCAAGGAACTCACTAGAAAGTTGTTCCGCAAGAAGAATACGGGGTGCAACAACTACAATCGTATAATTGGAGGGAAAAGTATCAAACTCCCGTTGTGCATCAGTAATCATACACAGAGTCTTACCAGCACCAGTGGGAAGGATAGCTTGACCCTTGTGATGAATACGCATTGCGGTGACAACGCGGTCTTGGTAAGGTCGGAGTTGCATTGGAACCTCATCGATGTGACCATCATACAAGAAAAGAGGGCCCCTCACAAGGCCCTCTGTGACAGGTACAAGGCTGTCACACTCTCCTCAAGTTGGTGGGCTTCCACCTCATATGGGAGATCTCTATAGTTTGTGTCTGGATCAATAAGTTTACCAAACCAGAAATCTTTTTGGTATTTGGTTTTATATTCACCCAAAACACGTTGTTTGACGTGTATCATTTCGTGAAATAACGTGGTGA